ACCCAGGCGGGCTTGGGGCGCTTCTCGTCGGCTGCACCGAGAGCCCGCTCCTCCACACAACTCCACAACGGTCCCAGTGGTCCGGTGACGGACCCCCTCCCACTGATCACCACCCACACCGAAGGACCGCATCGGCCTGCTCTCCAAGCCGACCATCCTCACCGGCGCCATCCCCGACATGACCTACCACGTCATGCCGCTTCGCATCGCCTAACAAAAACGGCCACCCCACCACGGGACAGCCACCCCCATTTGCAAAAGCAAACCATGACCATCAGCAAGGGAGAACCAGTGGCCCGAAACTACGCCCAACTACGAAGCTCCATCTGGCAAAACGAGAAGTTCAAAACCGAACTGGACGTCGACGCTCAATGGCTGTACTTCGTCCTGCTCTCCCAACCCAACATCAACACCGCGGGTGTCCTTCCCCTCCAAGAACGCCGCTGGGCGCGCTTCGCCCACGGCATGACCGGTCCCCGGGTCACCGCCGCCCTGGAACGCCTCAACGCGTACTGGTACGTGGTCGTAGACGAGGACACCGAAGAAGTCCTCGTGCGCACTTTCATCCGCCACGACGGACTGTGGAAACAGCCGAACGTACTCAAGTCCGCGCTCGGCCACGTCCAGTCCACCGTGTCCCCCACCCTGCGCGCTGTACTCCGCTACGAGCTGTCTCGGCTCCCCATCGACGAACTGCCGACCGAGCGCGCTGAGCGCACCCGCGCTCTCATCGAAAAGGTTGCTGGAACCCTTCCCGAAACCCTTCCCGAAGGGTTCCCGGAACCCTTCCAGGAACCCTTCCAGGAAGGGTCTCCCAACCCTTTCCACCAGCCCATTTCCGACCCCAACCCCAACCACAGAGGAGGTGACAGCCAACCCTTGCACCCCAAAACCACAAAACAGCAGGTCAACGAACCCCAACAGACCACGCGGGAAGGGTTCCCGAAACCCTTCCCGGAAGGGTTCGGCGAAGGGTTCCCGGAAGGGTCCGGTGTAGGTGTAGGTGTAGGTGTAAAAGGTGAAGGATGTCTTCTGGTACAGGAAAGAGAACCGAAGACTACGTCTTCGGGCGCAACAGCGCCGCACACCCCACCCATCACCGCCCAAACCCTCATCGGCGAATGGCTCGACCGCTGCCCCAAACGACCCCCCAGCCGCGTCATCGGACACGTCGCTAAAGAGATCAAAAACCTCCTCAACGACGGCATCCACCCCGACGACATCCGACGCGGCCTCGCCCACTGGATGACCAAGGGGCTCCACCCCTCGACCCTGCCCAGCGTCGTCAACGANGTCATGAACACCCCCAACGGCAGCAATGTCGTTGCCTTCCCCGACGCTCGACCACTCACCTACCGGCAACAAAACACTCAGGCGATGTTCGCCGACGCACTCGCCGAGGCTGAGCAACTCGAACGCGCCATGCAGGAGGGAACCGCATGACCCCAACCGAGGCCGTTGCCTTCGTCGAAAAGATGAAGGCCGCCGCACCCCACATCAGCTTCGAATGGGACACCCCCAAGGCCTGGGCAGCAGCCCTCGCCGACATCGACTGGGACGAAGCCCACGCCGCGCTCCTCAACGCCATCCGCAAAACCCCATGGATCACCCCCGCCGTGATCCAAGACGAAGTCCGAGCCATGCGCGCCGAAAAACTCAAGCACTACGTCGTTCCCCCACCCCCCAACCCGGACGACGTCGTCGGCTACCTGCACGCGCTACGCGCCGCACCCCGCGCCGCGCTACGCGCCGCAGCCACCAGCCCGCTCTCCCTCGAATCCGGTCTGGACCCGGTCACTAAAACACGCCGAGAACACCTCCGCGCTGGAAGCCCACGCATGGTCGACCCCGCAACCACCAAACCCGACACCGACCGGCGCTCCCACGCCGCACGCCAAGCCCTCGCTGAAGCCCGCCGCAAATGCGCCGCCGCAAGCGCACGGCTCCGCACCAACAGCGNGGGGCTTTCCGAAACCGAAAAACAGGCCCGCGAGCAAGCAGCCCGTCTGCGCACCCAACCTCGCCCGCCACGCAAGGGCGACCCGAAAACGTTGAGCGTGGCCGAGATCCAAACCGTGCTGAAAGAGGCCCGCCGTGGACAGTCCTGANCTCGCCCGGCTGTTGGAGGAGGCGCTGCGGCCGGTGCCGCCGCCCATAGACCCGTACCCGCCCGGCCCTACGTCGTGGTGGGCCGAGGCTCAGCAGAAAGGAGGAAAGGGTGAAACCCAGGCCAGAACAACGCGGAATCACCAGACGGCGACGGTCGGTGGTCCCGCCGCGAGGAAGCCGGCCGTGGCCGGCGTGGATGCGGATCACCCGCACCGGGTGGGAGTGTGCGCACCCCCACCATCCCGAGGTGTCCGACAGCGTTGAGGGGCTGTCGGAGCGCATGGTGGTGGGGAGCGCGCTCGCCCACCTTGATCGGTGGCATCCGGGGTGGAGGATCCGTTGCCGGCGGTGTGGGCGGCGGCAGTGGAACGACCAGGAGTCGTCGTACTGCTATGAGTGTCGTCCCCAGTGAATGAGGGGGCCCGCCCCAGGCGTAGTGGGGCGGGCCTCGCTTTCTAGTGAACCATTAGGAGGCTCAGGATGCCTACTCGTATCCAGCGTCGTCGGACCCGCGGTTGGCGCATGCCGTCAGGGGCTGTCTATGTCGGTCGGGGGAGTCGATGGGGTAACCCGTACCGGGTTGCTCGTGTTGGTGGCGGCTATGTGGTGGAGGGGCCCGGCTGGTGCTCGTCGCACGAGAGTCGGGTCGAGGCGCATCAGGTGGCGGTGGATCGGTACCGCGTGTGGGTGGTGCACCAGTCTGGGTTTGTTGACCAGGCGCGTGCCCGGTTGGCGGGCTGTGATTTGGCGTGCTGGTGTGCGCCTGGGGTGCCGTGCCATGCGGATGTGTTGTTGGTGGTCGCTAACACGGATTAGCTGAAAAAGCCCGCTAGCGTCGACGCTGGCGGGTTTTTTCTCTGCCCCTACCCATTTTCACGTGGGTTGGGGTGAAAGTCGTTTGTGGTTTGTTTCAGAGCCGTTTGGAGTGTGTTGTGGGCAGAGAGCCCGAACCCTGCGCGCCGCTGCGGGGTTATGTGGGTGCGGGAACGGACCCCCGAGTGAACGAGAGTCCTCTCGGTCGGCGGCTTAGAGAGGGGAGGAGGCCAAACGCCCGCGAGACGCTCGTAGGCGCGTTGAACCCCCATTTGCGTGCGATCCGCCTGCAGGTGCCCGAGAACGTGCGTCTGCGTGGGTGGTGGCCGCGGCGCTCTCGTGCGGCGCTCCCGTGCTGTCGGATGCGCTCTGCCAGTTCAGCGGGTTTGATCACCGGCCACCTCCGGTGACCAGCAGGGACGTGTAGTCGGCCTCACGGTTGGGTAGAATGCATACGGTATGCAACACTGGGTGTGCCTCCAATCGTGTTAGCCACCGGGTCCGATTAGCGCGTCCCGATCCCGGTGGTGCTGTCATCTGCAGTGACGAGGGCGGTCACCCGCCGCTCTGAGGAGGCATCTCCTGTCATGAGCCCCCACGTGCGCCACCACGTGGGGGCCTACTACTGTCAGGCGGCGCCCCGGTCGCCCGGTTGGGGCGGCCTTATTCAGCTGGCCTTTTGCCGTCGGATCGCCGCCAGTTTGGCCCGGATGTCTGCGACAACCGCGGCTGGGGGCGCGCTGCGTCAGTGGCAGCGTCGCGGCCCCGCTCGTGCTCGGGTGGTGCTGGCAGGTCCCACACCTCACCAGTGCCGCTGGCGGGCTTGTCCTCGCCGGCATGGTGGCCGGGTACGGTCGTGGGGGTCTCGGTGGGCTCGGTGATGGTGTTCTCGGCGACGGCCACCGGGTGGCAGCGGGGACAGCGGGTAGCCAGTGGAGATAGGGGAGCCTGCGGGTCCACACTCCGCAGGTTCCCCTCAACAAACTCTCCCGTACCCCGGTGCCGGGTTGGCCCGAGGCACCCCCATCATAAACCAGCGCTTAACAAAAAGCTTGTTACTTAAGCGTGGGCTACCATGCGGGTATGCCCCACACACCTGCACTTCACTAGCCGGGCGGACATGCGCGTGGTGGTCGACACCCTCGCTGATCCCCCTGAGGGAGAGTGGGTGGTCAGTGTCGCCGAGTCGGGGCAGAAACACTCCCTGCCCTACGCCGTGGTGAACCGGGGACGTGCCCGGTGGCGGGTGCGTATGGACGCTCTCGACGNCGATGCCACCCCTGAGGATTTCCGNCACGTGTTCGCCCACGTGTGCGCACTACGTGCCCGCGAGTTCTCCGCGCCATCAAGACGGTCCAGTGGCGGGATGCCCTCCGCGAGCGCGCCGCCCAGAGAACCGGGCCGGGCGAGAGGAGCGAGCCGTGATCCCGCGCCGATACCGCCAAGCGCCGCGCATCGTCGAGGCGATGCAACTGGCGAGTTCTCCGTCCGCCACCCCGAGTCTTTCGAACTGACCTACAAACTCATCGAGGAGACCCAGTGACCTTCATCGTCGGACCCAACCCGTTCGAGTC